TTCAGAAGGTGTTGGTTGGGAACAAGATACATATGGTTGCTTGGAAGTCCCTACTAATATTGGACAAATGGGCCTATGGAATGGACGTGTATTTATCTCAGTAGATACTGTTAAGTCTTGCCTTACTAATAAGACTGAGGATATATCAGATTACATTAGAGTCTTTGGCTCCCGCCTTGATTCTAACTGTTCCCTATGGCAATCCAAAATGTCAGTGGCCTCTGATATACTAGCCATATGACCAACGAACTCATATCAAGTAAATATACATTTGTCTGTGACCCAGATGAATGCGACTCATTAATTGAATTAACATCCTCAGATGGATTTGGATTCCCATCTGGTGTGATGGAACTCACATGTCCATGTGGCCGTAAGACTACCTTATTGTCAGTGGAGCATGCTACAATTGCACCTTCAAACCAAACGAAAGAGGAAACCATGGAAACAACAACAATTGGCTCAGATGCATTCCACTCACCTGCAGTAGAATACAATCCTGATTTACTAGTTACATACAAAGTAATCAAGGGTTACTCTGACCCTGAATTTACAACATCAAAGGTTACCAGTCTTGAGTGGGACCTACACAATGGACGTCAATCACAAAAGCGTGTCGGTCTTCTTGAGTCTAACATTAACACAGTTAAAGATATTATTAGCGAAGTTTATGCTGATTCAGATGACCAAGACACCTTGCGTTCAATCGCAGAAGCGCTTAACATTGAATTGACTCGAACAGTTGAATTCACTGCAACCATTGAGGTTAGTGGAACAATTGACCTTAACTTACTTGAAGACTATGACTTCGAAACAGAAATCACAGATAATCTTTATGTTGATTCACAGAGTGGCAACATTGAGATTGGCGATACTGAAATCTGTTATGTGAGGGAAGCATAATGTATTTTGAACTTACTGCTCCATCTCAGGTAGCCTTTGCACGGGCTACCTGGGAAGCGGAGTTGATTGGGTTGGACCCAATGACAATTGCACCATTGACTTTCAATATCGGAACTGGTAGTATTGAGAAGGTAAGTCGTATTCGTGATAAGTATAATCTAATAGAATCATACACATCAGACTACGAGCCAACAGGATACACAGGGAGATAATATGTCAGACTACAGAGATGGCTTTGATGACGGTTACAAATTTGGTCGTGAAGAACTAATCGAAAAACTAAGAGAGATTGATATCTCAGATATCGATGCTTGGCTAGTTGATAAGTTAGCAGACATGATCGAAGGTAACGAGATATGAGTTGGATTGCATGCGATAAGTGTGGAGATTCAGCCCAAGCTAAATGGATAATTAAATTAGTTGAAGGCGAACTATATTTCTGTGGTCACCATAAAAATAAATATGAGGCGGGCCTTGCCAAGGTCTCATATGAAATGATAGAATTAGACAAGGTCGAAGAAGTACTACTACTAGAAGAGGCGGAAATATAATGGGAGATAGAGCAAACTTCGGATTTAGACAGAGCAATGGCGATGTTATTGTTTTGTACGGTCACTGGGCTGGACATGAGATGCTAGCACAATTAGCAAGCGCTGTTGATGCGGCACGTCCTCGCTGGACCGATGAGGGATATGCAACACGTATTGCTATTTCTCAACTCGTGGGCCAAGACTGGGAGTCGACAACTGGTTGGGGAATTTATATTAATACAATTCCTGACAATGAGCACAAGATTCCTGTAATCGATTGGCGCAGTGGGACCTTTAGTCTTCATGAGGAAGCATCCTATGATGAAAGCACAAAGGTCCATGGCATGTCAGATGAACCAATGTTTTCACAAACACTGGATGCATTTGTAAATAAATATTCCTTGGTGCTTTCTAAGTAACACGGAACCATATGGTGCCTCTATCAGTCATTAAATGGCCAGGGGTTAAATAAAGCAGAGTTCTTTTACTTTCGTTGGTGATACTCTAGCAGCCTATATAATAGCTTGACAAATCATGATCTGGCCCGCAAAAACATAAGGGTAACATATTTTGTTTACGAGGTCAATTTAAAATCGCCTGAAATTCTGTGATCTTGACCACATGCATACAAAATGTGGTGTGGAACACACCCAAATAGTATTCCATTTGTCAGTGGTCCAGTGTATAATTCTCATATATCAAACGAAAGGATATAATATGCCAAACTGGGTATATAACACATTAACTATCCAAGGACCTAAGTCTGAGGTAGATATGATTAAAGATAGATTGAATAAGCCATTTGTATTAGCACAAGAGACTTATGGTATGGGTGATATTTCATCTATGGGTTTCCCCACCAAAATTAAGCAGGTTGAATATAATAATCCTGTCTTTGCTTTCTATAATATCCACTCATATAAAGATGACGGTATTACTGATGAGGAATATGCCTGCCAGCCTACACGTTCAGGTGCAGATATCAAAGACCCTAATTGGTTTGCACAAGAAGTAGCACATGCCAAGACTCAAAAAGATTGGTACTCATGGAACAATACTAACTGGGGAACCAAATGGGATGTTGCCGTATCAGATGATGACAAGTATCCAAATACAGAATTGCTTGAATATAAATCAGAGGGTGATGACAACTGGGTTGTCTATAAGTATGAGACTGCTTGGTCACCTGCTGTAACTATCTTAACTAAACTATCTAATCTTGTTCCTAACTGCCTGCTTACATTAGAGTATGAGGAAGAAACAGGTTGGGGTGGGGAATATGAGATTGTCCGTGGTAATGTCAAAGAGATTCTAGAATATGAGAATCGTTGCTATGCTTGCCAATCTTTTGATACATTATCTTATTGCGAAGATGACTGTGGTGAATTCTGCTCTGAATGTAGCCAAGGTTCTTGGCAAGATGAAGAGGCTATGAAAGAATGTCAGACCCACATGGTACTATTGGAATCTAGAGAAAAGGCGGAAGTATGAGAACTATTGATGAACTAGTCAATGAAATATATGAGGACAACTTCTCTCATATAGATTTTATGGAAAACATGGGTGGAGATTGTGATTGCAATATCCATTCTTCATTAGAACTAATTACCAAATACTGGTGGGATGAGGAGAAATAATGCTAGGCTATGAAGAGTCAGATTTAAATGATATGCGATATGCAATTGATTCTGCTGTATTAATTCTCGGAGAGAATGAACATCCAGCAATTGTCAGAGACTTAGCAAAAGCTTCTGATTTCTTAGATGGACTTTGGGCAGAAGGGTATTTTGACTAATGGAATCTGCATATGTAACTCGATCATCTCAGTTTATTGAATATATGAAACTGCATCTAATTAGTTTGCAGCAAGATGCTGATGCTATCCAAGAGGAAATGGATGCATATGAGGAAATGGAATCTAATGAGTACCAGGCATTAGAGATAGAGCACATATCTTTAAATGGACAATGGATTGCTACCAATCATTTATTGTCAGTGGCTCTTGATATAATGGCTACAAGCGAAAGGATATAAAATGAATGCAGAAGACATTGGGCTCCCGCCCCATTTACAGCGCATGGTTAATGCGGGAGTATCAGGCCTTGATATTCTACATGGAGAACTAAAGAATCTAATGCTCATTGACGAGCAATTACTATCTGAATATACAAATCAGGATGATGAAGAGTACGACCAAACTGTTGATAGATTAACCCTTGAAGGACATCTTGACGCATTAGTAGAACTATATCAATTAACATATGACCTATCATTTGCGATTGGAGCACGTAATGAAACCCGATGACAAAGATAAACTAAACAAATGTCTAGAGATTCTAGATAGCACTGACCTTGGCCTGTCCCTGGTTTGGCTATGGACCTGGAGCACAATCAATAACATCTTTGAGGATGAAAGTTACAAGCAGAAGGTTACTATCGATCAAATGTGGGACAACCTCTGTGAGGCTGTGGAGGCTGGAATGGGCTTCTCACTGGAGTACGGGGCGGAACAGCACCAAGAAGACGTCCTTGAATGGATGTTAAATCGTGAATACATTGTAGATACAATGTTTGAAGAAGAGGAAGAAGACGAAGATGAAGATGACTGATGAATACATCAATGATCAATTAAATACAGCACAAAAGCTTTTGTGGGGTGGGTCAGAAACAGAAAACATTGAGGCCCATAACATCATTGCTAGATTAATTAAAGATAGAGTTGAACAGACCAATTTAGTATAAGGGCAAGAAAAAAGGCTTACGGTGACTATTTACAAATCCGTGAAAAGTTGCTATAATTAATACAAATCAATTATCTCGAAAGGATAAATCAAATGACAACAAAGCGTGAATATCTAAAGCAGCAGGGCATTACAGTTGGAGCACGAGGACGTTTCTCAGGAGCAGCCAAGGTAGCTTTGCAAGAGGCAGTACAGAAGGGCATTACCTTCACTGCAGAAAAGCCTGTATCAAAGGCTAAGTAACTAACTGTGGGGCTGGCAATAGCGGTGGGATCCGTGGGCATTGCCAGCCTCGCTTCATTTTGGTATAATGTAAGATTGACGAGAGGCGGACTATGAGCAAGACACCAACAGACAAAGTAATGGAATCATTAGTTAATCTAATTGAGCAAGCATACTTCAATCCTGCACAGGTAGGTCGTTATCTATCTGAGCAACCATACTACACAACTGACCGCACAATGGAAATGATTACTGAAATCATTACTCATATTGCACGGAGGGCGCAACAAGAAAAAGTTGCTGGTAAAACATCAGACGGATTGTATCTAGCAACTGAGTTAGCCTATGCCATAGAAGCAATTAAAGAAACATATCAGTTCAAGACTCTCAAACTACCTAGAACTCTATCTGAGATATCGGCGGGGCTACCAAAAGTAGAACTAAAAGATATAAATAGGAACTACAGGTATTCCTGGTTAGATAATAACAATGAACCAGAATCAGTTAGAATTGAACACCCGTTCTTCTAGCCAATGTTCCACAAATTAGATCCACATCTTCGGATGTGGATTTTTTTTGTGATCAAAATGTGTGGGCTTGTGGGCAAAAATTCCCTTTTACGACGAGCTAAAAAATACGCCTGAAATTGTATATAAATGTCGACAAATCTATATAGAATCATATAACTATTTAAACAAATGTGTGCAGAATTAGCCAAAATCTGTCAAAATTTTTCTATGAAATCTATTGACAATGTGGGCAAAATATGCCTTTTACGAGGGCATTGACAAAATCCCTGAAATTTGCATGCATATACAAATGTCGACAAAATGATTGACATTACGGCATCTATATGATAGGGTCATGTCCCATTACATGTATATCTAAATACATATATATCTGTAGTAATTGTCGACTTATCTATAACCATATTACTCCACAATACTCCACTTTACTCCACATATAAAGCCTCTAGGAGGCTGATAGAGAGGAGATAAATGGGAGGGGGATATAGGAGTTAGAGACCATATCGCTCTATTTTATAGAGCTTTATCCTTGGTCTTTAAATTTTGATCCAGACCAATATGTATTAAACCATTCCATTAAAGATCCATCTTCTATCATGTCTATGGATTCTTTTTCATGTTCTTCTGGTCTTGTAGCATTATATATATGTGGATACTTACTATTATCAGTTACAGTTACTCTTGTTATTAGCCATATTGGATCATCATCTAATGTATCCCCTAGTGATTCAAATATAGGCTCATACTCTACTTCTATTCTACCTGTTGTTTCCCCGCCAAATAATTCACCCCATGTGGTAGACTTATGACTAGATGATTTAGGTCCAGATTTAAGACCACCTTCTGAATATCCATAATATACCCAAGCATCTTCCTGAGCATCATCTAATTCCATACGTCCAGCCTCTACTTCTTGGATTAGATATTCAATGTGATCAATGCCAGAGTCTTCGATATCGCCTATCTCTGGGACTTCTTCTTTAACAGCCTTAATTAAATCAGCAACCAGGACCTTTTTCATAGGTGAATCTCATTTACAGGCTCTTTTGACCAGTGTATATATGATCTAATATAGACTATTCCATAAGCTACGGCTGCAAAGATAAATCCGTATTGCTTTGTTGTTACAGCATAAATGATCCATAGGAACTCATTAAATAATAACAGTAGCCATCCCCATATTGTCTTCCGCCCAACAAAGAATATGCCTGTTACACCAATTGCTGCTAATATATATGACCACATGATTCTATTATCCTTAATTCTATTTGACTAACAATTATGAGTATAGCCACAATCTGGACATTTCTCTCCAGGATTTGAGTTGCAGTCATCGCACCAATCTGGTGCGTCTTTCCAAGCTTTACCTAGATGATCAAACTCTATATATGCCTCTATATTATCTGATATACCCATGATTCTATTATATCATTTATGTCAGGTACTGACAATACCCTCTCTACCGCCGCCGATTTCACTAATTGGGGTCAAATTTTGATGATATTGTAAATGAAAGTCATATAATTGATATGTAACTGAACAAAAGCATATAGGGCAATGCGTGATCCATTGGGACTTATCTTCCCAATGCTTAGACAACTATGAACTCAATCCCTTAAATGAATGGCATGCACATACGCCTACCACCTTATAGGTTCTATCTACTTCAGCTAGGTCGTTGTATGTTGCTACAGCCTGACAGTAATGGCATTTCTCTTTTGGTTCCGCCTCTAAATAGGCTTCAAGGTTATCTAGGATACCCATGTTACTTGTTCCTTGGAATAAGTGTTTGAGGTCCTTCTGTACCAAATAAGGACTTCTTAATAGGTACGCAATTAGGGACTCTCTTACCGCCCTTATCCTTCATACCTACCTGCTTGTATCCCGCCCAGCAAGCCTTCTCTATGTTGTTCCATTTGTCCTCTTCCTCATCTTCTGAGTCGTAAGACTTTGAGATCTCTTCATCTGAAAGCTCTTCTGATTTATGCATGCCATCATGACCTTTGCATGTATCCATTTCGCATCCGCCCTTTGCTTTGCAGGCCATGCATCCTTCACACTTACAATCTTTTGTATTATCCATAGTTACATTCTACCATATCTGTCGCTATCAGAAAGTATCTCTTCTAGAAGACCTTCTGGTATATCATGCCCAGCCTTAATATGCTCATCTATATGATTAGATAGGGATTGATCATCCCGTATCTTCTCTGATAGACCAAATAAGCCCGTCTCTAATTTTTCATTTAGCCAACATGCACAACATTCTATATGTCCATCTACATGAGGATAGATATAAATATCGCTATCAAAGAATCTGGAGTATGCCATTATGCCCTTGCTTGCATTTCCTTTACTACCATCTCTTCCGCCTGGCCTTGGCTATGGCAATAGCCATATGTCAATATCTCTCCATGCTTATATAGGGTCCATTTATATGGCATTGGATCAAGCCTAAATGCTGAACGCTTATCTTGAACCCCGTCATGCTCTTCAATTTCATGATATATCATATGATAAATATACTATATACGACAGGTACTGTCAATATGTCTCTACCGCCGCACTTTTTTTGCACTAATTGAGATCAATATACTCGTATAGTCTTTGTGATAGTAATTCATAAGACCTAAAGGCTCTATCTATACCTTCATGATTCATAACTTCATTGCGACAATATTGATAGTACTGGTTATCCTTAGATGTAGCTATGAATACTTCATCACTCTGTGGCATAATGAAAGTGGTAAGTTCTTTGTCGCTGCCAAGGGTTTTAAATATATAGTTGAATGCCCACCAAGGGTTTGTTTCAAAAGTAGTAAAGTCTATAACCATTAAGTTTTTATATTCATTTAATTTATGATATGTATCTGAGTAAGAGTTGATGATTCTGGATAACTGTTGCTCTATTAACTCTTTGGCATAAGCAATATCTGTAATGTTTTTAAACTGTTCATTTCTCTCAAGACTAAGTATAAGTTTAGATGCTATTGCATCTATTGGATTTCTTACAACAGTAAGGATTATATCATCCTCTAAAATTTCATTGCCATGAGCAGTATCAAGGTTGTGCTGGTAAATTATGTCAAAATTATCTACTTCTTGAGTAAGATTCTCTCTTAAAAAATGAGATCCATGTCTAGGATATGTTATACAAAACAATTTTTTACTGTCTATTGTCGACATCTTTAATCCGCCTCCACCTACCGTATTTTGTTGGTACATCTAACCCTATGTACTCTTGACCAGTTTCTAGATCAATAAGTAGCCATTTACCTGGAGCTTTTGTATGTATAGTCAAATCAACTGCTTTTGGAAACTCTTCAACTGTTGCCCCTTGGTACATCTTAGGCAAGAAGTTATACACACCATCAAGTAGTTTTCTCAATACTATTTTTCCAATCAACATACATTTTGTAATTATCATCTGCAATTTTAAACCAAGCAAGGCATTCTTTGCACATATAAAATGATCTAAATTTAGAAGTATACAGATGTAATTGTGAAGAGTCTATATTTTTTGCACAATGTCCACAAACTGCCTGCATAATTCCTCCATTATAATACTATTATACTACTTATTTTTTTCTTCCATATCAGTTAATGCTGATATTGCAGCCATCATATTTTCTTCTGGGATATCATTAAAATAATATCTTCCAGCCTCTTTGTCATGACTCCAGCTTCTCCAACCATCAATACCAGGAAAATAAAGTGATCCAGTTTCCATTGATTCTGGGTCATCCATTATAGATTTAATGTAATCGTACATATGTACTTCTTGAATAATTGAATTTCTTAATGGTGTCCACCAAAATAATTTATTAACTAGCCAATCAATCATTGTCTGGATCCTTTTCCCATGTAAGCTTTCCATCTTTATATACTGGCCAGTATCCTAGTGGACGCCAGTCCATCTTCATAATCTTAGGCTCTTTCATTAGAAAGAGTTTCTAATCTGCTCTGCAATAAGTGCTTGGCTTCGTTCAAATTTACTAATCTTTGGCTTAGCTGACAGCCTCTTTAAATTCTTTTTCTGTCTCTTCATTTTAGATTGTGAGCTTGATGTATTATTTTTTTTCATATGTTTATTATACTATAACTAATAAAGCCTGACAATGGCTATAGTATTTTAAACCCGCCGCATTCTTTTAGAAATAAAGAAAACTCTACTAAATCGTCTATGCGTGGCAAATAGTTATAGGCGTATGGTCTAGCCTTACCCTTGCCTTTACACTGCCTGCAAACGCCCTTAGAAGGGTGGAAAACGCCACTTCTGGTGATCCCAAAGCCTAGGCAAGCATAGCAGTCTACATCTGGCAGTGACTCTAGAAACTTCTGGCACTCATCTACATATATTTGTATTTTACCTATTTTAAAATCACTATTTATTCTATCAGACAAAGACAAACAGTCTTTTTTATTTAATGATCCTCCATCATTTGTGTGAGGACTATCAACCTTACGGGCTATTTCTGGGTACTCGTGCTCTATATATTCCCATAATGAATGCCAGCCCCAGATATTTCTTCTAAATACCTTACCTATATCAGATGTAGGCTTAATTCCATAAACATCCATACCCATTATTTGTGCACCTTTAAACTAGAATAAGCTTTATTGCTTACCTTTATATCAAGAGATGATCCCATATCCCAATAGAATGTTTCCATTGGTCTTCTTGTTATATAGTTGTCCGTCCATTTTGAGTTAGCCCCGTAATGAAGCATTGGTGCTTCTATGTCATTTAGAACATAAAACCATTCTTCGTCTACAAATTTATCTATTGCTGCGTTCCATACTGGCCATCCTGTTTCTTGATCAGAGGCTATGCTATATGAATCAAGAGACTTTAATTTAGAAATCATTAATTCTATAACCTCTTTTAGTATTGGGTTTTCTGGACTACAACCAAAAAACCACATTGCATATTCTGTTTTTCTATCTGCTATTGGATTTTTGATTGGAATAAAGAATGCATCTTTATCTTGTGGTAAAAAAGAATCTATATTACTAAATGATATGACATCTATATCTATGTAAACTCCACCAAACTTATATATAGATAAGTATCTCCAAAAATCTGCCTTAATCTGTGGATGATCTATCTTAAGATATATGTCTGCCATGTCCTGATCATAGTTATCTAGTATCATCTTGTAGCAATCTTCGTGGGTTAGATACCTATATTCCCAGCCCTCATTATTGTTTTTCCAACTGTCAGAACAAACCTTAACGTACTCTGGTAAATCATTATAATCTGATAAGCATGTCTGCCAAATTATCTTTGGGATTTTACTCATTAACAGCTTCTCTTGGCATTATGTCTATAATTAAGTGTATTCTTTCTCCGCCCCTATTTTCTACAGAGTGCACTCTATTGTTATTGATCTCCCAGCACTCACCAGCTCTTAGATGCTTTCTTTCCCCACCTACACTAAAATAGACTCTATCATTTGTTACAATAGGAATATGATGCCTTCTAACTAAGCCAAGGTAATCTCCACTGTCTGAGTGTGGGTCTATGTCGCTTTCTTCTGAAAGCTTTACCAGCAAGGCTCTGGCTAGTACTCCATCGCAAGAGTACTCTAGGCCCTTAATTATTGGGTCAATCTCTTTCCATAAATCTTCATTGGAACTTGATCTGTATGTGGTGAAAGGCTCTCCATAATTCCATTCAATTGAACAGGAATTAATTAAATATGAATGAGTAAAAGAATGTGGGTTCTTTCTATCTGGGTATTTATTATTCTGTCTGGTGGTGTCTATCAGCCACTCAGACTCAAATTTAGAAACTATATCAATTATAGAATCAATATTAAATCTTCCTTTAAACTTAAAGTTAAAGTTTTCTTCTGCTTTATTTAATATCATTTTCTATACTCCTTACATAGTTATATATTGCATAATCAATATCATTTTGATCTAGTATCAACTGCTTTTCTTCTTCCGTCAACATTTCTTTTAGCTTTGATGTAGTATATTCTACACCATTATATGTAACTTCAGAAGAATTAACTCTTTTTTCTTTATTCCAGTTTATTGTAACTCCATAGTTATCTTTAAACCATTTTTGTTTCTTTGACATAAACTCATCAATGTTGTCTACTGTACCAACAATGCTAAAAGAATCTATCTGCTTCTTGGCAAATTCAAGAGATGTTTTATCGTTATTTACAAACCAAGTAAAAACTTTTCCATCATTAAATTTTCCTTCTTGCTCTAGTATAGCCTCGTCTTCTCTTATAAATTTAGATGCATTAAACAATCTTGAGTCTGTTGGATTACATATAAATCTTGCCTGGTAGTTCTTGTGGGAAGCAGCGTTTGGATCAGTAAACAAATAATATCTTAGTTTATCTACATATGAATCAATACTGTCGTACTCTTTTTGTCCTGCAAACTGTGGTTCATATATAAAATTAAAATAGCTAATTCTTGCATCTACTGGATGTCTAACAATGCAGGCAACCTCTATGTCCTTCACAACATCAATTGGGTATGTACCAAAATGACCAGCAATATATGCTTGGTCATTTAGGTTTACATTGTGTGGGTAGTGCGTGTTGGTGTAACTATTTATATCATTAGCATACAATGTAGTTCTAATATTTTCTTTTACAAACCTGCCAGCAGTTTTAGGTATATGCAAAAAGTATAACTGTTTCATTATACTTCTCTCATTTTACCGCATCTAGCACAAGCTTCATATGTCTTGCCAGTAAATGGGCAAGAACCAGCTGCAACAATATCGTGCCCAAGGATTGAGCATTTGATTTTGCTAAACATAAAAACTACTTAGTTGGTAGATGTTTAATTGTTGACTCGTAGTAGTCTGGTGTTGGGTTGTCGAACCAATTCTGTAGGTCCTCAAGAGACATGTCTCTTTTTTCTGATACAGGCTCCTGACCTTCTTGTGCGAAGGTAGCAACTGTTTCAAATGTTCCATCAGAATTTGGAGAGTATTCTACTCTACCTATTTCAATTGTGAATCCGTGGTCGTAAGCTTCTCCAGATTCATCTACACCTTTTGATCCCGCTTTTGTAATCATTTTTCTTCCTCTTCCTTAATGATCATGTCGTTAATTACGCCCTCTGGCACACGACCTTCTTTTACTGCATTTTCTTGGTTTCTACGTGCATTAGACTTAATGTCTGCTGTAGTCAAGCTCTCTTTAAATCCAGGTGGTAGCTTAGACTCATCGTCAACTCCAGCGTATGGATCTTCTAGTAAAGGGTGGGCAACGCCATCCTTCCATTGTGTTTTTAATTGATATTGATGAATTCTTTCTTTTAGAATCATTCTTTCCATTTCTTGCAATTCTGCTTCTGAGTACCATGCATCTGCGTAATCCCAAAAAATAACAATAGTGTATCTAGTACCACTTGTTATTTCTGTAACGCTATGAATGTTTTCTACTCCTCCTGGGAAGGATACAAATGAGCCAGCTTCTGGGACTACTTCTAATCCATGATCTCTAAACTTTAAAACACCACCAGTGTAATCTGGTTGTGAGTTTAGATAAATGCCAGCGTATTGCTTATTGTCGCTCCAGCCCATGTCATTACCTTCTAGATCTGAGCTGTCTGAGTGATCATTTGCGTATGCACCTAGCTCCCATTTCTGGGCATGCATACTGTTAATTTTCATTGGTCTTCCAGCAGCATCTGAAACATACTGAATCATTCTTTCACGAAGATTAGCCATGTACTCTTCAGTTATTGTTGTTCCATGCTCCTTAGTAAATGGAGAAACAACATGCATTCCATATGATCCATAAAAGCAGATAAATCTCCACTCTTCTTCGTTGGCATTGAAGAATTTAATTAGCTCATCGCACTCTTCCTTAGAAAGAAAGTTTTCGTATGACCAAATTCCTGTTCCTCCGCCACCTAAAAGCTTACCGCCTAGTTGACTAACTACCTTTGTATCTGACATGTTGTTCTCCTTTTAATGTTATGCAATAGATGAATCTATTATTAAATCTACGGCATCGTCTAAAGAATTTGAGTGTTCTTTAGAGCAATTACCACATTCTTTACACATTGTTAAACTTTTTTACGTCCTGTTTTCTTTGGTGGCTTTGGAACATTGCTGGTTTCTCTACGAATACCATGTCTGTTTACATCCACTTTCATTCCCTGTCTAGGGTGTTTTTTTGTAGCTTCTCTACTTGTAACAGCACCAGAAGCCCCAGTGTTTGGTGGTGGGGTATTTCCAGTACCATCATTTTTTTTAAAACTATCAGACATTAATCAATGTCCTCTCCGTTTGATCCTTTTGACTCAGAATTTTCATGAGCCAAGCTTTCTTCTGATTCTGATCCAAACATTGATGGTACAGAAACTAATCCAGTAGCTCCCACATCATATACATTTTGGTTTGGCATTGCTACGCCCATAAAATCTTGGCTACTGCATCCACATAAAGCGCACATTATTACTTACCGTTTGCGCCTAATCCTGCTCCATCTTGTGAAGACTTATCTGTTGATGCAAATGCTCCTGCTGGTGCTTCTGTGTAGTTCTCTGTTGGCCATGGTGATGCACCTGCTGGCTTTACTTCGTTGAATCCTGTTAAATTTAATCCGTCTGACATTTTATTACTCCTATAGGTTATTTATTTAAGCGGGACTAGTATTCCGCTTATAAGACTATTATAGCATTTAGTTGATTAGGATCTGTAATACTCGTGCCAGCAGTCATCACAGATATCTATGATTCCGCCTTCTGGCTTAGCGGCTATTTTTTTTGCCTTTTTGCCACAGCCGTTCCATTCACACAAATCACCAAGCATTATTTAGATCCTTTGGCCGTCTGGCCACGGTATCCCGTCTTCTTTTTATTCATAGACCCTGGCTTCTTATACCCAGCCCCATTAGGCGTAGCCGCAATTCTTTGCTCTAAAGCCTTTTTAATTTTATCGTGATGCTTTCCCATTATTTAACCTTACTTCCAAACTTGTTCCATGCTCTTTCGTGTAAGAAAAAGCCAACTATCTCGCAACCAGTGTATACGAGTGCAAATGCACCAGCATATTCCCAGTGAGCTTCCCCAGTAATAGCCTTTTCAAAAAAATAAACTAATGTTCCAACGAATCCAATATGAACTATTGGCCATGTGATTGATTTATATAAACTTCTTTTGTTTGATTCCATTGTTTTATTATACTCTCTATTGTATAAAAGTTCAATAGGTAGAACTTTTATTTATTAAAGCCAACTTCTAAATTGCAAAGATGCTCTTGGTGCTGAAACTTCTATTTGATGATATATACCTTCTGGGAAAAATAAAAAGTCCCCTGGATTCATCTCAAATGTTTTTTGATATTTAATTGGATCTTCCCCCATGAGACTTTTGTCTGAAATTGTCCAGTAGGTTTGCCCCTGACACTGTAAAGAAAATGCTGACCAATTATCTTTATGACTTAAGTTTTGATAAGGACCTACACATACTTTTGGCCCAGCTAAGTTTATTGATATTCCGCATTCTTGTTCTAATGTTTCTGTCATTTTAAAAATTTCTGGGAAATATTTTTTAAATCTTTCTTTTACATACGCCCCATTATCGATTCCATTGAGCGCATTAATATATAAATTTTTACCAACAATAACCGTTCCATTCAACTTTTCATTATTACCAGCGACTATAGTAGCAAGATCATTGTCTGTTGGTTCCTGCCATTCCTCATAAATGCAATTTAAAAAATCTTGCCATGAAGGAATGTGATCTTCGCCTATAAAATTCTTAAAATATGCTGGCTCAAATTTATCGGCTGCATCTTTAATTGTTTTTTTAAATTCTTCTAAGTTATAGTTGATCATATATTAATTTTACCATAAGAGGCTGGGGATCAGGCCCCAGCCTCTTAAAGTGTTATTTACTTCTTAAGTGCAACCTTTGCCTTTGGGTTCTTGGCGTTCCACTTTTTAGCAAGAGCATTGTACTCCGCCTTATACTTTGCTGCTGATGCTGCTGCTGCAACATCGTTTGCTGCCTTGGCTGTTGCTGCATCTGTTGCTGCCTTAGCAACTGCATCTGCAAGAGCCTTATCTGCTGCAACCTTATCTGCTGCACGTCCAGCCTTCTCTGCTGCAAGAACATTTGCTGCTGCCTGTGCATCAAGTGCACGTCCAGCCTTCTCTGCTGCAAGCTGTGCTGTGAGTGTAGCGACTGTTCCATTTAGATCTGAAACAGAAAACGCTGCCTGTGCTGCCTTTGTTGGTGCTGCTAATCCAGCAACTGTTGCTGCTGATGTTGCACCTGTTACAACAACTGTAACTGTTCCAGCAACGCCAACTGCAAGTGATGCAGTCTTTGAGCCAGCAACTAGAGTTGTGTCTGCTGTTGCTTCTGCTGTTGTAGAAGTAACGAGTGTCTTTGTGATTGTGCCATCTGAGAAAGTTGAGCCAAGAACTGTTGCAGTAATTGTCTCACCTGTCAAGATTGCGTTTCCAAACACGTCTGTAGCAGATACGGTAATTGTTGGAATAGTTCCAACTGCTGATGCTGCTGGGACTGCAACTGCAACATTTGATGCTGCTCCTGCTGTGCCCTTAATGTAAACAATAGTTGAGTAAGCACCATTTGTGATGGTAACTGTTCCAACCTTTACGCTTGTTGTATAAGCGTAAACAGTTACTGCTGATCCAGCAGATGTTACTGACAGTGTTGATACACCAGACGCAATTGTCTTAGGTGCATCTGTTGTGTGTAGTGCAGTTACAAGCTTAACTGTATCTGAAGCTACAAATGATACTACAGTGCCTGTGTCAGCTGTTGCTGCTAATGCTACTGATGTTCCAGATGTAATCTGGTTTGCTGCTGGTACCGCAACTGTTGCGGGTGCTGCAGAAGTTGTTGCGTTAGTTACTGTTGCAACTGTAACGGCTAATGGTGCTGCCGAAGACGGTGCTACAGAAACAGTGATAATTGCTAGAGCTGCAGCAGTAGCAATTGATAGTTTCTTAAATGACTTCATTTAATTTATTCTCCTTGTTTCCTCTGTCTCTAGGTGAGAACAGAATGTTAGTTTAAGTTGTTTATTCTTACTTGGAATGAGCACGGATCTCCGCCTTCATCCCATTCTTGCATTTCTTCTTCTGTCATAGGCGAACCATCATGAGTATTGCAAAATACATCAGAAATCCATCCACGATCAAAACCATTCTTTAACCAAATTTCAAACTCCATGAAGTCATTGTCTGAGTTTATATCCATTCAGACAACTCCTTTATTAGAATATGCTTTGGCTTGGCACCAGTAATAGTCTTGACTGGCTTGCCATCTACAAATAGTACCATAGTTGGAATTGAATGTACAGCAAATTCTGCTGATTTGGTAGGATTCTCATCAACATTTAACTTTCCAACCCATAATCCAGCCTCATTAGATATCTCATCTAATATTGGCGAGAGCATTTTGCATGGGCCACACCAAGGTGCCCAAAAATCAATAAGCACAACTTTATGGGATTGAATGACAGAGTCAAATGTATTATCTGTTACTATCATAGCGAGTCCACGTGTGTAGGCCAATAGTAATTGCAATTTTCACAACAGGTATAACCAATCTCTTTATAATCTGCATACTCACTATAGAAGTAGTAGTGAATAGGATCCTTTTCAAACAATCTTCCCTTATGAGTATAATGAACCTGGTCTTCTCCTAGCCACCAAGGTCTATCTGACTCTAATCCCAGAAAGTTTTCTTTATATATCTCATCGAACAAGGCGTGAGTTGTATTCTTATACCCACGTAGGATTATATCTCGAACAATGGCTTCATTGTAAAGGAACAACCAATCTTCATGTCCCCTCCACATTTTGACTGCTGGGTGGTTAGACCAAGCTCCAGTTTCATATAGTCCAGCAAGTGACTTTAGAATCTGTAAATTTTCAACGCTTTGTTTAATTAATCGCTTTCTATCAAGATGCTTTGCAGTTTCTTGAAAGTCCGCCTCTGGTAGAAATGTTTGCATGATACCTATCTTACTAAATTAACAAGAACTGGTCAAGTAACTAGTCTTGATCTTTTAATTCATCTGCTGCTGCATTAAATTTATTCATAAAGTTTTGAATAACAAATACAGTAGTCTCATGTGCATTCTTTGACATGGCACTAAATGCTTGCTGATTTCTTTCTTCTTCAGGAAGTGCTGCTGACCACTTATTGTACAGGTCAGTAGCAACATCCTCGATGATTCCTTCTAGTACCGTTTGCTTATTTTCATCCATTAATTTTTGCCGCCCATGCTGCTTTTGTTGCTGCTAGCTTATCTGCTGCAGCCTTAACTTCTGCTTGGTACTGTGACTCTGCTAATGCAATCGCTTTCAATGACTCAGCAATTAACAAAGCCTTTTGTTGTGCAGCCAACTGTTCTGCTGTTACAGTAGGTGTTGATGTAACTACAGGCTTTCCTGTATAAGAAATTGCTGCTTGGAGATTAATAAGTTTATTAAATGTTCCTTGACGACCAGTTGTGCTTGAAGCAGTTGATGTCATTGCATTTAATACCTGAGAGTATGTCCAAGAAGGATTCTTTTCTTTGATGAGCATCCAATATGCAGCAGCAACTTGAACAGAAGCAGATGATCCAGCAATATACTTTTGAATATTTCCTGGTGACCAAGCAGCGTGATATCCTAGTGCAAATAAATCTAGGAGTGCGTTATCGTTGTTGCTGTTAGCTGCCATTTCGCCCTGTTGGTCTGTGTATCCAACTGAAATTGATTCTGGAATACAAGATGGCCAGTCAATTCTCTGATAGTCTCTGCCATTACCAGAAGGAAAGAATACTGGAATTCCGCTTGCCAATAGAGAGTTGATTGATGATCTTGTCGTTGGTGTTGCTGGGCAATAGTTTGTTCCAACAGCACCAAGCATGTGATGACCTTGTGACATGGTCACAGCTTGAATGTTATACTTTTCCTTATTTGCATTTACCCAATTAAGTGCATTAAATACTGTTGACTCGCCAGCCGTTTGTCGTGAGCCTTTTGCTGTGTTACCAATAATTCTAACAAAAACAATCTTTGCGTTTGGGTTGTTGTTGATAAATACTGAGGCCATCTGTGTTCCGTGATCAAATCCATTTTGAGACACATAAGGCATTTGAAGTGTAGCTGCTCCTGGGCCTTCCATAAATGTTTTTCCGTTTGGACATGATGCCCAGTCTAGAATACAAACTTCAGCAGCAATCTTATCTTTAAAGATTGGCAATGTAGAGTCTAGTGCTGTGTCTAGAATAGCAATTGTGGGTGCTGGTGCTGCCTGTGAGACAGTTGTTGATAGCGGTAGGATTAGTGTTAGCGACAATAGCGCTGTTATTAGTTTTTTATTCATATGACAATTGTACTAAATATAATCAGGATGTCAATAGTCTTTTGAAGGTTTTTGGTACCATTTTCCAGAATCAAGCGAAGATGCATGATTGTTTAGTTTATCAGTTTCAGAATCTATTAGATTACCTAGGGCAGTTGCCATTAATTCAAGATGCATTTCCATTCTTAAAACTTGCATTTCAAGCTGGCGTAGTCTCTCTGCTTTTCTCATTCAGTATTCTCTCTATCTAGTGGTGTTGGTGCTGTGGCAACGCTCCCGCATTGGGCGCATTCCATGTCTAAAAAATAAGTAGCAATTTCAAAGTTATCAAAGATTGCTTTAACATTAAATATGTTACATCCGCATATACATTCGTGAGTTGGATTGCCTCTTAGATCCATAGAGTTTCTGTGGTCCAGCCCAACACTATTTTCTTCTTGCTCATATGGCTCATCTCTATCCATATAGTATAGCCCCACTTTGTATTTTTCATTAAATTTTTTGACAAGCAAAACTAACTTAACTGTTATGGCTACTGACAAGACAAAGAATGCATATATCATATACCAATTATACTCTATACTTGTATGTATGTAAAGGGAGGTGCAACAGACATATTAAACTCTGCTGCCGCCTCAAGAGCAGCCTTAATTCTTACTCTTGGGTTCTTCTGATTCTTTGTTGCATATAGAGCACCAAGGGCAATCTGGCCACCACTGCCTTCAGCCATGTAGTTAACAACATTCTCTCCAACATGAAAGTCTTCATCTATAGTAAAGATTCTACCTTCTAGCCCTACTATAAAAATTCCGCCTGTGTCTTCTTCTGAGCTTGATCCTATGCTTCCGTATCCATGATCTTTAAAAGCCTGTTTGACTGAATCAATAAACTTTGTTCTCATGAACTTATCTAAGCCTGAGTTAGTTTTGGTTGGGGTGTACTTTGGTGGAGTCCATGAGTATTGTAAAATTTGTCCCATACGAAATGAATCAGTAAAAGCAATTGCATACTGACCAGTCTTAAAACATTTAGGTTCTTTTCTTGACAGAATCCATCCAGTTTTATCATCTGATGCGGCGTGGTCGGAACCCATATATACAGTTCCATTTTGGGCTATTGCTACTATACATGTCATGATACTAGTATACTATTTTTAAATTCGAAGTGCTAGCCCTCATTTATGTGAATATTAATATGGCTTAATTTAATTAAAGTGTCTTCCAGCTCAGCCTTTACTGCAATTAACTCCTGAATGGCCTCATAATATTTATCTTTCCATTCATCTAAATCCCGCTCAAGCTTATATAATTTAATTTGAAGATCTCTTAATTCTATCTTTAAATTATCCTGTGCTTTTTCTTCTTTTCTGAGCTTCTCTCTTCTTCTCTCTCTAAGCCCAGCAATTACTCCAGTACCCAAGCCGCTGAGAAGTGCGGCTAGGATAGCTACTATGATTTCTGCTATTGATATCTGCATTATACATCTATTATACCTTAATAATGTTTATTAAACTAATAATTCAGATGCAGTAATGTCATTTCCGCAGTATCTTTTTTTGATAACAAAATCTCTTACAGACTCTGATCCGTACTGTCTTCCAGACAAAATGATTACCCATCTTGGCTCAAATTTTGATGTTATACATGTCTCACACATTAGAAGATTGATTGGCAATAATGTGGACTTTCTAAGATTAAGTTGATTCTTTGTCTTATTACAACTATAGCATAAAACTTTTTCCATTATTCATTTACCTCTTCACATTGTGTAGATTTAAAAAATCTAGAAACATCAAATCTGATGTTATCTCTTGAAAACAACCCAGCAAAATCTTTAACTAGTATAGCATATACCTCTGGATTTAGGTGATCTTTTACTGACAAAATTATCTCTTCTGCCTTTATATAGTCTGCTTTTACAAATACACATTCACCAGCTTTTGGTCTCTTTAGAACCTTTGTAGTAATTTTACCACCTGGCTCATAGAGGCTAACAGTTAGGTATTCTTTTGCAAAGCCCCAGTCTTGGTATCTATTATATGCTTCTGCTGCATCAATAGCATTATTTAAATGGTAGATTGATCTTGCAGGACTTTCACCATCACGAGCAATTGTCAGCATGTAGGATGCATGGTTATTTTTTTGACTTTCAACAAATCTATTTACAACATCATCATGCTCTGGCTTTAATTCATTCATACTATTCCTCTATGTGTGTTAATACAATTTCATTCATGATAATAAAATCTTCATTATCAATAATTTCTCTATAGTCAATTCCATCTTTAACATATGTAACTTCTGATGCATATATTCCAAGACTATCTACCATTCCGTAGCACTGCTCAGAATATATGTATACTATATTTATTACTTCAGCGCTTTCCTTCACCTGGTGCTCCCTCTAATTCGCATCTAACACCATAGGTTTCTATGATATTTTTAACCATTTCAACATACTCAATTACTCTTAATCTCATTGATCCATCAAACTGTTTAAAATTATCTTCATATAATCTTATTGCTAAAAATTCTGGATACTTAACTATATCCATATTTAAATTAGAGGTAGGCTTTTTTAATTCCCTTAGTTTCTTTGCCATTTCTTTTGTATAAAATACTGGCTTATTTGGCTCACCAGTCCATTGATTAATACCATACTTAAAGTGATCTTTACCATTGTTCTTATCAATAAACATGTTTAGCCTTCAATCTTTTCCATACTTCTTTTGTTTTGTGTGAGTTTCTGACCTTGTCTATAGAACCAGAATTTAAATAAACTCCACCCCATACTCCATAGTCATTATTATTAATTCCGTTTTCATAACATATAGCTATCACTGGGCAAGAAAGACATGCCTCATCAATTGTCCTAGCTATATTTATATCTGACTCATACTTATCAAAAAATAGATTTGTGTCCATACCTAGGCATAAAGCAAGCTTATACCAATTTGGATCTTCTTCTTCTATGCCTAGATTACTTAAAATACTTGACATATTTTTTTGGCAGCTTCCAGATACCTTTACCGTTGACAGAAATTTTTTCTGCCTTACCCCATTGATTATCATGGAACATGCCACTTGTATCTGAGTAGCCGTTGTAATCTTTTTTCCAGATAACTAAATCATAATTATCCCAAAAAGATTTTTGAACTTTTGTTTGAGATCTATTTATAAATATCTCAACGCCTTGCATTGTTAAATGAAGCACTTCATTCCTATCAGTAAGTCCGCCTGATTTATTTCGCTGGCCCACCAGGTCTCGATCCTGGGACATCAGAGTTAACAGCTCTGCGCTCTACCAACTGAGCTATGGGCCAATAGACAGAACCGCAGCATTACTATAATTATACAGTAACTACTGCGGTTGTGTCAAGAAATTTACTTTTTTTCTTTTATTGAAGATATGCTAACCTTTTTGATCTCATCATCAATATTAAATATATCTCCTATATAATCAGTAGCATCATCTAGGTTAAATGCTTCAACCTCGACCTCTACTAATAATTTTACAATATATTTATGCATAGTAATAGTATAGCATTTTTATGCTTTATTTGTAGCAGCTTTAGTTGAAATTCTACGATTTTCAACCTCTACGTCTGCCACTGTCTTTGCACTCTTATCTACTGTTGAGAATGCTGCATTAATTTCATCTGCTGTAAGCTTGCCGTCGTCCATAAAAGCACGAGCTAATTTTTCAACTACAGCCGCTACAGCTGTTAATCCAGCTACGGTTATAGCTTTTGCAGTTGATATACCTGCTATTGCTCCAGCGCCAATAACTGCTAGGCCATTTGCTGCGAAGACTGCTATTATACGCATTAATATATTTTTAATATTTTTTACGCTATTCATTTTAGTCCCCCTCTCTATTTCTTATTGGGCTGGTCAATATCCACAATGCAGTTGTGGCAATAATTCCATAGCCAACAATTGTTTTTGCGCTACCATCCAAAACAACCCAAGCAATAAACATACCAAGAAGGGTCCATGCTTGGTCAACCATATCCTTTAGGATATTCTTTATTATTCTTACCATCTTCGTCCTCCTCGTGAACCTGGTGAATTTGCTCCTGAGCCTCCACCAGAACTTCCTCCGCCTCCTGTGCCACCCCCTGTGGCTCCTCCTGTAGCAACTGCTGCTGCATTAATTGCTGCACCTGCTGCAACTACTGTGGCAACAACCATGTCTGTTGCCTCTTCTCTTTCTTCATCAGTCATATCTGCGCCTATGCTGCCAAGAGCAGCTATTGCTGCTGCTGGGTTGGTCAGCGCTGCCTCTAGCAATGCTCCTGGATCTTGAACTAATTCTATATTTGCAGCAACTGCTGCAGTAATTACAAGCGCATTACCATTTTCATCTGTTCTGACTTCAACAGGTGTGGATGCTGGTAGGTCAGAATATGAAACACCAGCAGCTTTAATATCTGCTGCTGAAACTGATTGACCTGGTGCAAGATTTTCTATTAATTTTTCTACAACAATTTCTTTTTGTGCTTCAGTTAGTTTGCCTTCTTCTGCTGCTTTTTTTAATTCCTCTGCCTCTGCTTTTGCTGCTTCTAGTTCTGCAGCTTTTGCTTCAGCTTCCGCTTTTGCATCTGCCTCTTCTTGTGCTTTAGCTTCCGCCTCTGCTTTAGCGTCTGCTTCTTCTTGAGCCTTTGCTTCTGCTTCAGCCTTTGCATCCGCTTCTGCCTGCGCTGCAGCTAATGCCTCTGCTTCTAATCTATCTGCTTCTGCCTTTGCATCTGCTTCAGCTTGTTCTTTAGCTTCTTGCTCTGCTTTAGCGGCGGCTTCTTCTGCGGCTATACGGTCAGCCTCTGCTTTAGCAGCGGCTTCTTCTGCGGCTATACGGTCAGCCTCTGCTTTAGCAGCGGCTTCTTCTGCGGCTATACGGTCAGCCTCTGCTTTAGCAGCGGCTTCTTCTGCGGCTTTAGCTTCTGCTTCTGCTTTTGCTGCAGCTTCCGCTGCTGCTTTGGCTTCTGCTTCTGCTTTAACTCTTGCTGCTTCTGCAGCTGCTGCTTGTGCAGCTGCTCTTTGTGCTGCAGCTTCCGCTGCTGCTGCTTCTTGTGCTGCTTGGGCTGCTGCAGCCTCTGCTGCGGCATTTGCAGCGGCTTGTGCTGCCGCTTGTTGCTCTGCATAATAATTAACTGTAACCTGTGCTGCATTTGTCATTGCAGTTACTGCTTCATTTACCTTTGTTGTTGCTGTATTAGCAAGGGTGTCTGCTGTTTGAACTGTTACCGTAGCAGTTTCTGTAAGCTGATTCAATGTAGCAACTTCTGCTGCCTTGACCTCTGTTTTATCTACAACTACTGATTCTGCTGTAGTCTTCTGTGTAGTAAGAGTATTAAGCACTGCAGTATCATTATCAAGAGTTGTCTGTGCGGTAGCAACTGCAGCAACTAATACTGGATCTTTTGTTACTATTGTAGTTGCAAATGCTGTTTGATTTGGAGTAGTAAAATATCCAGTTCCATCTTGTCTCATTATTAGCCAGCCAAGTATAACTTGTGATCCTCCGCCATTTTCATAGTACCAGATGGTGAAATCCTGTTGTTTGTCTACAGTTGTGTTATAGGTTGGGGAATATTGACTCCAGCTTCCGCCCTTATCAATCCACTCATTAATGGCAAGTTGTCCATCAACATACATCTTTGCTCCATCGTCTGAATGTATTGCATATTTTACCGTTACTGCTTCTTCTGGAACGGTAATCGTTCCTTCAAATTTTACAATTACATTGTCTACCCGCCCAGAATTAAATACCTGTCCGCTTCCAAATTGGTGAGCAATGTAAGGAACTGTTGTGGTTGAAAGTGGTGTTGCATTTTCTGCTGGCATTGGTGGCTGCTGTCCCCCAGGTGATGCGTATGTTGTTACCTCAATCCCATTGGTTGTTGTTTCTACAGCTGAGGCATCTGCTGCTGCCTGTGCTATAGCAAGATTTGTGGTGTCTGTAGCAACTACAGCAGTCTGAGATTCAACCTGTTGAGTTACTGTATTTAAATTTGTTTGAGCATTATTTAGATTTGTTGTTGCTGTGGCAACTACTGCAGTTTGTGATTCAACTGCTGCTTGGGCAGTTGCTGCAACTGTGACTGCTGTTTCAGCAGACTGTATTGCATTATTGGCTTCTTGCACCTTGACAGTAGCTTCAGCAACAGCTGTGGCTATGGGCTCTTGTGTTGTAGCAATTGTTGTAGCAGATTGAGTATCTGTGTTTGGTACATTAGCCTGTATTGTTGCCACTATTGTTGATGCTTGAGTTTCTGCTGCTTGTGATAAAGTTGTTTGTGCCGCCTCTATTTTATCTGCGACTATCTCAACTGTAATAGGAGTGGTTGCTGTGGCGGTATCTGAAACTGAACTTGGATCTGCAGGCGTTACTTGAACTGTAACTTCCTCTGCATTTGCAATGCTTGGTCCAAAAAGGAAAAGCCAGCCCATTATAAAAAGGCTGGTTAAAGAATACTGTAACTTTCTAGTCAACTAGGTATCTCCTAAGTAATGCAATATTTTTGCTTACTTAGTAATTATACCAGAATGTTAATTTAAACTACTTAGGATTGTCTGTCTTATAAAATCCATTACCTTTAAACTGTATCCCAAATGGAGTAAAGTGTCTTATCATTGGTGACTCACATTCTACACATTCGTAGCCTGGGTCATCTTCCACAATTGATCTATGTACTGACATGGTTGCATGTGCATCATCTTCGCTGCACTTATACTCATAAACTGGCACTATCTTCTCCTAAAATCTCTAGCACAACTTGGTGTATATCTGAATCATTCTTACCAAAAGATGTATTAGATATAAGTATATCAGTTACACCCTGATTTTCCAACTGTTTAATTTGATTCTTTATCTCTTCTTTATTACCAAATATAGTATTATTCTTTTCCTTGCCATTTGGCATGCCGTCATAAATAAACTTAGCGTGGTCATCTATAATAGCTGATAGTCTTACTATCGTTCTTCCGCCCTGTGATCCAAGCTCATCAAATTTTGATAGGGTGACTATCTGTCCATCTCCAAACTTGGCTACGCTTTCAGCAGTTTCCTTAGATGAACCGCTAAAGAATATCTCTGGGCAATTTTTATTTACAGCTCTAAGTCTTTCAACAAACAAAGCGCTTTGCTTCTTCCTGTCTTCTATTGAAGTGGGGATACAAAACAATGCTTGATCATCGTCATATGTGCCAGCTATTATATTCAAAGATATTCTGCCTGGCTCAATCTCATTAAATGCGTCTATCATCATAGAGCAATAGGCTGCTGTTATAGCATATGGCCTAATAGCAATCATATACTTAACCTTGTCCTCAGTATTAATTGCATGGGCAGCCTTAATCCAATAGTCTGATTCGTCTGAGTGGAATGTCAGTAGCATAGAATCATACTTATAAAAGTCTATGACCTTAGATAGGGTTTTTAAATCTTTGGGATTAAGATTGTTCTTGACCATCCAATGAAATTTCATTTTCTACCCCACTGAATGTGGTTCCACCCACGCTCATGTGCGTAGTAAATAAAGACTTTAACTACTGTCTCCCAAAAAGCAATAGCACCTGATAGAGTTGCGTCTCCAGTAATCACATAAGCAACAACAAATGATGATAGTGTTCCCCATATGCGATAACTAAGTGCTTTAGTAAATGATCTCGCTCTAGTTACTGTCACTCTTTACCCCAATTAAATGAGTTCCATACTCTTTCATGGTAGTAATAACAAATAAAATTAACAGCATTTGTTATAATAGTTGCCATTGTAGCCATGTTTATGTCCTTGCTTAAAGCATAAAGAGTAATAAAGGTTGTCAGTAAAGCAATGACTCTCCATGTCAAAGACTTGGCAAATGATCTTTTTTTAGAGACGTTCATCGTCTACCTCTTCTTTAAACCAACTAGAATACAGTCTTGCCTCTGCATCCGCAATCTTGTTGTCAAAGAAAATGTTATAGACCCATTTCAATCCGCTTTTGAGTAGCTGAAATAGCATGAATTGTTGCCCCCAAATCTACTTGCTCAATCTTATATCCTACATCACGACCATATACAATATTAGTAATGTTAGGTAATCTTAATACTAATGCACCATCCATAAATTCATCTTTGGCAATATATTCTTTTACCTGATCAAACTTAAGTGGATCCTTCTCGCTTGTTTTATATGTGTTACGCACACCAAGCAGCACCTGCTTTGTTCTCTTTCCCGCCTCTTCATATAATGCGTGATGTCCTTCATGCCATGGCTGATACCTACCAAGCATTAATGTAGTTGGTGCTGACCAATCGTGAAGATTAAAATAACTAATAATTACTGAGGCTTTTTGCTCAGCATCTAGTTTGTGACTATCAAATTTTGCATCAGGATCTTCTGGCTTTTCAAACATCTTGTTTGTATCTTCAAATCTTCCCTCTTCTATTGTATCCATGAAGATAAGAATGTCTGGCTTACCAAATGCTGCACGAGTTAATTCTGTAGGACAAACAAAGTCAACTACTACTGGTGCTACTCCTTGCTTGGAAATTAGTCTTGCCATCTCTCCCATGCGTCTTGCTTGCTCTATTCTATCTTCAGCACTAAAGCCTAGGTCAGAATTTACTGTTGCACGGACTTCATCTGCATTAAGATGTATTGCGTTAATTCTTTCTTTTAAAGCTTTTGCAAGCTCTGTCTTTCCAGAACCTGGGAGACCAATTATTTGAATAATCATTTTAATCTTTCTGTTAAGTGGGTAGTTTTAGGACATACCCAGGT